TGGCGAACGACTTCGTGTTCCACCCGGTGAAGGGGGACCAGGCGGACCGCTACCAGGAGATCCGGACCCTGCAGCGCACCCTGGCGACGCTCATCCTGGCCAACTGCCCGCCGAGCAGGGAGCGCAGCGTGGCGCTCACGAAGCTCGAGGAGGTGGGCTTCTGGGCGAACGCGTCGATCGCCCGGAACGAGTAGGGGCCGCCGCGGCGGCGGAGCCGAGGTCCAACAGCCCCGAGGACATCGGCTTCGCCGCGCCGGCGCCGCCGCCGCGCCACCTCCCGAAGGCCTGCAGGTCCTGCGGACAGCCCATCTTCTGGGCTCAGGTCGTCGAGGAGGACGGCGTCCTGGTGCGCAAGGAGGACGGCCGCCCGCAGGCGATGCCCGTCGATGCGACGCCCACGCTGAATGGCAACGTGATCCTCCGCGACCGCGAGGGGTCCATCACCGCCTACGTGCTGAAGAAGAACGAGCAGCCGCCGCCCGGAACGAAGACCCGGATGCCCCACCACGCCACGTGCGCCCAGGCGAAGGCCTGGAGGAAGAGCCGATGACCGATCCCGCGAAGCCCCGCCGCGCCCTCTGCCCGAGGTGCGGGTGGATCTGCTGCGACCACCTTGCCGCCGAGGTTGCCGCCGCGCGCGCGAACCTCGGCCAGGCGGTGGAGGACCTCGGCGCGGAGCAGGCCGCCACGCACCAGCTGGACGCCGAGCGCCTGCAGCTGCGCGAGGAGCTCCGCGTCCTCCGTGACCACGCCCAGGCGCTGCAGCTGCGCTGGGACCTGGCCGAAGACCGGGCCCGACGCCTGGAGGCGGCCGCGCTCCTGATGCTGCAGGCGAGCGAGCTGGGCGTCTCCGAGGCCGAGGGCATGCGCCGCGCTCGCGCCCTGGCCGACCTCATCGGCTACGACCCCGGCGAGCAGCCCCCGCCGCGTGGCCTACCCGAGGACTTCGACGAGCTCGGGCTCGAGGCCGCGCGTCTGGCCGGCCTCGTCGCCAAGGAGGTCGAGGTGCCGGGCACGGGTTGGGCCTTCGCCCTCTTCCTGTACCGGGAGCCGCGCGAGGGCGAGCAGGCCGGGCACGTTTTGCAGATCTCGCGCGACCGGGAGCGGACCCTCCTCGCCGTCGCCCGGTGGCTGAAGGACATGGTCGACCTGAAGAAGACGAAGCAGCAGGAGGTGGCCCGTGGCTGATACCACCTCGAGGCGCCGCGAGGAAGAGGACCGCGAGGCTCCGTCCGACGCGCAGGTGAAGTGCTACCAGACGTCCGACGAGGAATGCGCCAAGCACCCGAATAACTGCGAGGGCTGCCCCGCGTACCCGCCGCCGAAGATGGGGACGCGCGCGTGACCCAGGCCGAAGCCGTCGCCGCGATCCGCGTGGTCGTCGAAGCGCACCGAGACCGCCACCCGGAGGGCGGCTCGGTGCCCCTGGTGGTGAAGCGCTCCGGCCGGCCGCCGCGGGGCGAGCGGGTGCGCGTCCTCCCCGGGGTGATGGGCGAGCTGCTCTGCGAGAACGCCGCCGGCGAGCTCGTCGTCCGCGTCGAGGTGGCCGCGCTGGAGCGGTGGCTGAAGCGGGCCGACGTGCCGGCCCTGAAGGGAGAACCGGCGTGAGCGCGAAGAAGGAGAACGGGACCTGCGTCATCCCGGGGTGCGGACGCCCGGTGTTCCGGGGCGACGCCAACGGCGGCTGCGGACGGGGCATGTGCCCTGCCCACTACCGACGCGCGCTCAGGGGATCGAAGAACACCGGACCGGTTCGTTCGTACAGGCGCGCGACGGGCCGGCTCCTGCCGGCGCGCGGGGAGTAGCCCATGGGCGTCGCGCTGGTGATGACGACGGAGGAGCTCGAGGCGACCATCCGCCGCGCGATGGAGCCGCTGCGCGAGGAGATCCGCCGGCTGCAGGGCGAGCAGGGCCGCACCCCCGTCCCCATTCCGGAGGCGGCGCGGCGCCTCGGGGTGACCGTCCGCAGCGTCAATCGCTGGATCAAGGACGGGCAGCTGAAAGTCGTGCCGATTGGAGGGCTTCGCTACGTCGTGTTGCCCGACGGGACCGAGCAGGACTAGGGTCTCGCGCCCGGAGGTCCGCCATGAAGCGACGCCCCAGAGGCTCAGGATCGGTCTTCCGCGAAGGCGCCGTCTTCTCCATCCGCTACGGGCCGCACGAGTCGAAGAGGTACGAGACCGGTTTCCGCACGCGCGCCGAGGCCGAGGCCCGCCTGGTGGTGCTCCGCTCCGAGGCGATGAACCGCCGCCTGGGCGTCGCCGCCGACCCGCGCCTCACCCCAACGCTCGGCGAGCTCGCGCCCGAGTGGCTCAAGCGGCGACTCGAGACCCACGCGAACGGCCCCGAGGATCGCCAGCGCTGGAACAAGTACCTCGGGCCTGCCTTCGGTCACCTCCGGCCCGACGAGCTCGACGACTCGCTGGTGCGCACCTTCGTGGAGCAGCACAGGCGATCGAAGTACGTCCTCCGCGTGCCCGGCCAGCCGCTCGACGGGAAGCAGTCGCCGGCGTCGCTCCGGGTCTGCGTCTCGCTCCTCTCCTCGCTGTACGAGGATCTCCTCGAGCGCCACCTCGCGACCCGGAACCCGGCCCGCCATCTGCCGAAGAGCATCCTTCGCCTCCTCCGGCCCGACCACGACCCGCGCACTACCGCCTTCGTCGAGCAGCTCGAGGACGTGCGTCGCATCTTCCTCGCCCTCGAAGAGCCGCTGAACGTCGCCTACGCGATCGGCGCGCTCGGCGGGCTGCGCACCGGCGAGGTGTTCGCGCTGCGCTGGACCTCGGTCGACCTCGAGGGCCGCCGGATGCTGGTCTCCGAGTCGGTGAAGGGGCGCACCAAGGACCGCGAGCCGCGCCCCGTCCCGATCCTCGATCCGCTGCTCCCGATCCTGAAGGCCTGGAAGCTCTCCTCGGGCGGGCGCGGCCTGGTCATCCCGCCGCTTCGCTGCGACGGCGAGCACGTCGACAAGCGGACGCCGGCGGGGCGCCTCCGCCCCGTGCTCGTCGACCTCAAGCTCCCGCCGCTCGAGCCGAAGCCCTGGTACCAGGCGACGCGCCACACCTTCGCGAGCCAGTGGGCCATGGCGGGGGGCTCGCTGCGCGAGCTGCAGGCGATCCTGGGGCACGCCTCCATCACCGACACCGAGCGGTACGCCCACCTGGTGCCGGGCCACTTCTCGGACGCGGCGCGCTCGACGCTGGCCGTGGACCTGTCGGCCTCCTGCGCTACGGTCACGCCATGCGCGAGTGGGAGCAGCGATTCTGGGCCAAAGTCTCGCCGGAGCCGAACTCCGGCTGCTGGTTCTGGGCAGGCTCAGTAGACGCGAAGGGGTACGGGCAGCTCGGGATCGAGGGCCACACGCGTACCGTCCACCGGCTGGCATGGGAGATGGTGGACGGCCCGATCCCCTCCGGGCTCCAGGTCCTGCACCGGTGCGATCAGCCGGCGTGCGTGAACGTCGCGCACCTGTTCCTGGGGACCTGCGCCGACAACATGTCCGATAAGGTGACGAAGGGGCGCCAGGCGCGAGGTCCGGCGCTCAACTCGGCTAGGGGCGAACGGCACTACGCCGCGAAGGTCACGGAAGCGATCGTGGCGGAGATCCGGTCCAGGGTTCGGCCCGGGAGAGAGCAGGGACCCGGCCGGCAGCCGGACTCGATCCGCTCGCTCGCGCGCGAGTTCGGACTCGACGCCATGACGGTCCAGCGCATCGTGAAGCGGACCACCTGGCGACACATGTAGCGCAGATTGATGCAGAAACGGCCCCTGCCCAGGAGCCAAGCACGCGTAAGAAGGGCAGAAAAACCGGAGTCGTCCTCTAAGCCGGGTCCGGGTTCGGCCGGGACAGTCCGGGACGCGACGAGACGTGGCGCGACGAAGGGCCTGGAAACACGACGTTGCGTGCGGGCGGCGGGACCGAGCGGGACGTGGCCGGCCGGCCGTAGCGCAGAGCAAGCGCAGAAGCGCGACGAGCTGGGCGGCCCCAGGACGCTCGCGGAGCGGGGGACGCCCGGATGCCCGGCCGCGGCGCCGATCGCCCCAGGGCGACGAAGCGCGGCAGCCGGCGCCCCGTCAGAAGAGAACGCCGACCAGCACCACCCCCGCGCCCTTCCGGTCCGGCCCGGGCCCGCCCGCGGCCGCCAGGGTGACGTGGTCCCGGTACAGCACCTGGCCGCCGAGGAGCCAGGTCGCGCCGCTGGCCCCCGCGGCGCCACCGCCGACCAGGCCCAGGCGGAGGTCCCGCTTCGCCGCCGGCGCCGGCGGGGCGACCTCCACCGCGTCCACCACCGGCGCCGTCCACGGCCGGGCGAGCAGCTCGGCGCCGTCCGAGAGCCGGACCGCCCGCTGGGAGCCCGCGGCGTAGCGTCCCCCGGCCGGCCCCTCGAGGCGAACGTCCACCACCTCGAGGCGGAGGCCGTCCCCGTCGGCGAGGATCGGGACCATGGCCGGCGACCCGGCCGGATCGCCTGGTCGCGGCGACGCGTGGGCGGCGCCCTCGACCGCCGCCCGCGTCACCCCTCCCACCTTCGCCCCCGGGACCGCCTTCCGGGCCCGGGCGAGGGACAGCTGCAGCTCGGCGTTGCCCCGGAGGGCCTCGTCGAGGTGATGGTCGACGTCGGCGGCCGGGAGCTGCTCCACCACCGGGACCTGGGCGGCGTGCGCCGCGGCGACCTCCGGTGCCCGGGCGGCTGCGGCGCGGGCCTGGCCGGCGGCCCGGCACTCCCACGCCAGGGTCGCCGAGAGAAGGAGCACCACCCCGGCCAGCACCAGGGCGAGGTGCCCCCAGGTCCAGCGCACGGCGCGCACCGCCGCCGGAGCGGCCGCGCGCTCGAGCTGCTCCACCTTGGCCTCGAGCTCGGCGGGGGTCATCACAGGGCCGCGGGAGGGGTAGACGGCGGAGGTGGCTGATTCGCGACCACCTCGCGCACCTGGTCGTCGGACCGGTTCTTGTCCCCGGCCTTCTTCATCACCGGGATCGCCGTGACGCCGGCGATGACGAAGCGGAGCGCCCAGTCCTTGAGGTGCCACGCGGCGATCGTCTCGGGCGGGTAGGCGACGAGCAGCCCCGCGGACACGCCCAGCCAGGTGAAAATGCCTCGGAACCAGAGCGTCGCGCGCTCGGGGCTGTAGAGCAGGTCGTGGAAGAACCGCTTGATGACCGGGATCACGTGACCACCTCCCTGAGCGCCGTCACGCGCTCGTCCTGCGGGTTCCAGAGCTCGTACTTGCCTCCGGTGAAGATCATGAGGAGCTGCCCCCGGGGCGCGCGTCCGAGCGGCGCGGCGCCGAGGTGCGCCCAGCGCCCGAACTCGAAGATGAGCTGGTCGAGCGCCGGCAAGTGCGCCGCGGCGATCGCCTCGAACGCCTCGACGAGCCCCTGCTCGAGCGGCACCAGGTCGGCCGCGAGCCCCAGCATGTGTGCGCTCGTCTTCGACGACCCAGGCAGCGCCGCGTTGAGCTGCGCGCACCGATAGCCGGAGTTCACCTGGAGCCTGCCCACCAGGTCGTGCGCGGGCTCGAGGAGCGTCCGCGCCAGGCGCAGCAGGTTCGTGCGGATCAGCTCCGGCGGGTTCTCCTGCATCACCACGATCCCCGGGTCCCGGTTCTGGGTGGTGGTGAGCTCGGACCAGGAGAAGTGCGGAGAGACGAGCTCGCGGAGATTCAGGGGGTCCACGGTCACCTCATCGGAGCGGGGCGCTGCTCCAGCGCGAAGACGCGACCGTGCAGCTCCGCCACCGCGGCGGCCGTCTCGCGCTGCTGATCCTCGACCGCCTTGATCCTGCCGTTCTGCGCGGAGAGGGCTGCGTCGATCGAAGCGCTCTGCACGAGTGAATCCTTGAAGAGGTCGCGGATCCCGCGCATGCGGTACTCCACCACCCCGACGACGGCCCCGGAGAGGAGCAGGAACTGCCACCAGGTCATCACGGCTTCGCGCCTTCCCGCCGGGCCCGGGCCGCGGCCCGCTCCTCGGCATCCGACTGCGTGTTCGCCCGGATCTCCGCCGAGAGGTCCCGGAGCGCGCGGGCCTGCTCGTCCAGCACGTGGACCAGCGCCTGGTGCTGCTGGTCCCGGAGCTCGCGCTCTACGCGCAGCGTGTCGATCCCGGCCGAGACGAGGCGCCAGCACAGGAGCGCGAAGCCGCCCTGCACCGCCGCGGTCACCCACCAGCGCTGCTTGTCGCGCGAGCGGCGGCCCTCGGCGCGCGGTAGGTACGCCGCGGCCGCGCCGGCGAGCTTCTCCCACCCGGTGGTGTGCTCCATTTCCGCCTTGGTGGGCGTCATGGTCAGAGGATCCCGACCCACGCCCCGGCACTCTTGACGTACAGGCGCTGGTTCGCTGTGCCGGGGGTGTCGGTGCGGAAGTAGACGTCGCCGTTGTTGCCGCCCGACGGCACGCCAGAGCCCATCCATATATTTCCGCCCTGCGTCGAGCCCCCAGGAGTTCCAGGGCTGATGCTGAAGGGGACCGAGAAGTTGCCGGCGGTGGACAGGGCAGGCGCCATTTGAACCCAGGTCCCAGGCGTCCCTGCCCCGGTGCAGACCCAGCCTGGGGTGGCACCGGCAACGGGGGAATCGCTCCACCACGTGTCCCCCACGGCGGCGGTCAGCTTCACGCCCATCGCGCCGGGACTACCGCCACTTCCGGCGTCCAGGAACTTGAACCCGATCGCCAGGGTTGGGGTGGTGGAGAAGATATTCGTGTAGGAGACCGGCTCGAAGCGGTTCCCTCTGACCGTGTGCTGCGTCGTACCGGAGATGTTGAGCGCGACAGCCGGCGGGGTTCCGAAGCTGCCGAGGAAGTAATTCCCCTCCACGATCGCCTCGTTGTTGTCGAGGAGGCTCAGGTAGCCGTTCTTCACCACGTTGCCTTTGAAGACGAGGCCCTGGCCGGCGAAGCGGATCTCCTGCCCCGAGGAACTCAGGTTGAAACGGTTGCCCGTGACCACAACGCCCGAACGCGCGCTATTGGCAATCGGACCATATGTGTTCTGGCAAACGTTGTTGGAGAAGATGAGCCCGTCTTTGGTGTTGGACCCGGCGAAGTAATCGTTCACGACGCGGCCGCCGTTGAGGAAGGTGTTCCCGGTGATGGAGACGTTCTCGTTGGCGGTGTTGGTCGCGTTGGTGAAGAGGATGTGCTCCGCGGTGCCGGTCCCGGTCGAGGTGTTCCCGGAAACGGTGACGTTTGACGCCTGGTAGATCTCGACGAAGATGCCTCCCCCGCTCTTCACGTTGCCCGTGATCGCTGTGGGACCCAGGTTGGTGGACGGGGTGACGCGCGACTGGATGCCGTTGGGGTTCACGAACCGGTTGTCCGAGACGACCGAGTTAGTGGTCAGGTCGGCGAGCGCCACGTCCTCACCGTAGGTGTGCCAGTTGCGCCCGGTGCCCTCGCAGTAGTTTCCGGCGAAACGGACGCCGCTGGCGTTCCGGGTGAGGAGGGAGGAGTAGGTCACATTCATAAACGTGCTGTCGTGCACGTTGATGTTCTTGTTGGCGGCTCCGTTGAAGGAGTCCGCGAAGACAGCGCACCGGGGCGTCACGAACTTGCAGCGCGCCACCTCGACGCCGTCGTTCCCCTCCAGGGCGATCGGGTACCAGTCCTCGCTCGCCAGGATCGACCCGCCACCCACGGAGGTGGCGACGTTGGTGAGGCCGAAGCCGAGGCCCTCGATCTTCACGTTCGTGCAGCCCGTGAAGAAGAAGGCCACCCGCTCCGTGCCCGTCCCATTCACGATGATGTTCACCGTGCCGTCGCCGCGAACGGTGAGGTTCTTTCTGCCGGTCACGGTGACCGCGGTCTTCCGGACGCCGTTGGGGGCGCCCAGGTCGTGGTACTGGACGGTGGCGACGGGGGCTACCACGTAGGACCCGGCGGGAAAGACGATCGTGCTCCCGTCGGCGGTAGCGGCGAACGCCGCCTGGATCGCCACCGTGTCATCGGTGACGCCATTCCCGGCTGCCCCGAAGTCCTTCACGTTCACGGTCTCGGAGAACCGAGCCGCGAGAGGGCGCGCGGTAGTGGCACCGGACGCGGTCACGACGCCCGCGTCCGCGCTTGGCCCCACGAAGCTGAAGTTCTGGGTAGAGACCAGGGCGCCGTCGTTGAGCTCCTGCGCGATCATCGTTTGCCGGTCGAGGTCCGCGTCCAGGGCGGCCGGGTTGAAGGGCCCCGAGGTCGAGAACCGGGTGAGCCGCGTGCGGCTGGTGAGGCGCCGGATGCGGAGCTTGTAGCCGGTGGCGCACGCGGCCGTGGTGGAGACCGTCCCGCCCGCGTCGCCGGCGCCGGCGACCGAGTAGTCGGTGGTGCTGGCCAGCACCGTCTCCGTGTAGGGCGACGCGATGAGCAGCTTCGAGACCCGGAGGCTCGAAGCGTCGAGGAACTTGTAGGTGACGGCGAAGACCTTCTGGCTGCTGTTGCAGGTGTACTCGACGATGCTGGTGGTCGTCGGGACGGCCGCGCGGGCGAGGCTGGCGACGAGGGCGAGGCAGAGGGCTGCGAAGGTGCGCATGGTCAGTCTCCTGAGAAGATGGACTGGAGGTCGGTGAGCGGGTTGGCGCCGTTCCGCGGGTCGTTGCCGTAGATGAGGCCGCCCAGGACGTCGAGCGGCCCTCGGGCGTCCGCCTCCCCCGAGGCGAGCTGGCGCACGTACTCGGTGGTGTCGTGGGCCTGCCGGGTGGGCGCGCCGGCGGCGATGCCGAGGAGCGTCTCCGCGGCCTGCTGCGCTGCCAGCCCGGCGTCGCCGTCACCGTCGAACCACTTCGAGACGCCCTCCCCGATCTTCTTGAGGGTGCGCATCGCGAAGTCGAAGCCTGGCGCCCCGCGGATCGAGACCGGCTTCGTCTCCCCGGTGATCCACTTCGAAACGAGCGCCTCGAGGGGGCCGTTCAGAAAGGGCACCGGGTAGAGGACGGCGCCGATGCTCTTCCGGGCCACCCACTGCTCGTAGGTCTCGTCCTCCGTCTTTCCGCGGCCGGCGAAGTACTCGGCGTAGATCCCGTTGGCGATGGCGAGCCCGACGACCGTCCCCATGAGCTTCGCCACCGGCGCCGCCTTGTCGCCGATGCTCGACTCGCTAGATCGGAACGCCCGGGCGACGTCGGCGCCGCGCCGGCGAAGGACGCCGCCGATCTTGTTGGCGTGGCCGTGGAAGAGCAGGAGCGCCCCGAGCACCTGGTGGTCGCGGATGAGGGCGGGCTTGTCGGCGATGTCGTGCGGCGGCATCACCTCCCGGATCATGTCCCCGGCGTCGCGCACGGCGAGGCGGTGCGCCTCGTCGGCGGCGCGGCCCTCCGCGCGATAGCCGTCGAGGGCCTGCTGGTACTTGGCGAGGGCCATCGGCGTGCTGATGAGCGCGTCGCCCAGCTCCATGGTGATGAAGGCGGAGTCGCGGACCGCGCGAAGCGTCGGGTTCTGCAGCACCTGCCGCCCGCCCATCTTGCCGAGTGCCTTGTTCATCTCGCTGCGGAGGTTCTCCGAGCGGTCCCGGACCTCGGGGATGTTCGCGACGACCCAGTCACGCGCCTCCCGCCAGCGGGCGGGCGTGAGCACCTTCGCGGAGGCCTTCGCCATGTAGTCAGGCCGGATGTGGCCGGTCGCCACTGCGATGGCCGGGTCGGAAACGACGTCCGAGATCGCACGCGGCACCGAGAAGCCGAGCGCGGCCTTCGCGGCGCCGCTCTTCAGGCCCGACATGAGCTGGCCCGTGAACTCGAGGTGCTCCGGCAGGGAGTCCGCGCGGGCGTTCGCGACGGCCCGGAGCCAGGACCGGAGCGTCTTCACTCGCACCACGCCCAGGTGCTGCGTGAGGGCGTTGTCCATCCGGTCGTTGAGGAGGAGCGCCGCCGTCTCCTTCACGAACCGCCGGTAGGCGATGTCATGGATCACCTGCGAGACGTGCGCCGGGACGATGCCCCAGTTCAGGTTGACCAGGTCCTCGAAGTGGGCGGCGCGCTTCTTCGCGTGCGGGCTCGCGACCGACGGCGCGCGCGTGTAGTTCTGCTGGAAGAAGGAGGCGACGTCCGCCGCGACCTGCTTCTCTCCGGTGCGCCGCTCGGCGCCGGGGCGCGGGTCGTACCGGGCCGGGAAGTAGCCGCCGGTCATCTCGACGAGCTCGCCGTCGGAGGACTTCATGGTGAAGGGCTTCGCCTTGATCTTCTCGGGCGCGATCCCCTCCTCATCCTCGTGCAGCTTCGCCATCTCCTGGTAGAGGGACTGCTCGCCCTCCTTCGCCCCGCCCTTCTCGAGCGCGGCCCAGACGTCGTTCACCCAGCGGAGCTCCTTGCCGTTGAGGTGCTTCGAGAGCGCTCCGAGGACCTGCTCGCGGGTCCACTTGTAGCCTCCCAGGAAGCGCTCGGCGTTCGAGTCGTTCCCGAGGTTGAGGAGCATCATCAGGAGGTTCGACCTGGTGCGGAGCTTGCCCTCGCGGAGCTCCGCCAGGCGCGCGTCGAGGGGCAGGTCGGCCGAGACGTCGATCGCCTCCGTGAGGCGGGCGCGGTCGAGGCCGCTCTTCTCGAACTTCGGGAGGAGGTCCTCGAGAAAGCGCCGGGTGAGCGCGTTGCGCTTGTCCCGCGCGACGAGGCGCCGATCGATGAAGAGCTGGTGGAAGATGCCGTCCCGGTCCCCGCCATCCATGAGGTGGGCGTAGGTCTTGATGTCGAGCTCGAGCGCGTCCGCGGCCTGGCCGGCGAGGCGCAGCGGGTTGCGCTTCAGCTGGTCGAGCAGCGGGTCGTCCTGGATCTTCGGCTGCTTCGGGAGGTTCTTCTCGAGGGCGGCGATCCCCTCGTCGATGGTCATCTCCCGGTCGAGCCGCTTCCCCGCGGTGGTGATCTCGTTGAGGTCGTTCGCGTGGTGGCGGATGTTGGCCACCGCGTCGGCGACGTTGAGCGCCTCCTCGGGCGTGAGCTCCGACCACGCCCTCGGCTTCGCCGCGAGCTCCCGGACGCCCTGAGGGTCCCAGCCGCCGTCCGGGACCACCTCGCCGTTCACCACGGTCCCGGAGGCGTCCGAGACGAGCTGCAGGAGCAGCTTCTGCACGTCGCCGGCGGCGTCCGGACGGGCGTGCCCCATCTTCACGCCGGCTAGGATCGCGTCGTGGCCGTCGCGGTACGCCGGCGACGCCTTCCCGAGCGCGGCGCGCCAGGCGTCGCCCCGGGTGCCCCGGACGCGCTGCTCGGCGCGGTCGACCAGGTCGCGTACGTCGCGCGCGGCGCGGGCGAAGACGTGGTTCCAGACCGCGGCCTCGACCTCCTGGAGCGCCTGGTCCCGCTTCCCCGCCTTCCACGCCTCGGTGGCCCGGTCGTGTGCCGCGGCCTCCATGTTCATGTACCGGTCCGCCGAGACCTGACGGATCGGGGTGCCCTGGAGGAGCTCGCGCGCCTGGTCGTGCATCGCGGGCAGGCTCATCCCGCGGACCCGCCGCTCCGCCTCGGGACCCAGGGCGCGCGCGATGGCAGCCAGCCGGAGCATGAGCTTCTTCGCCCCCGCCTCGGTGGCGAGCGCCGCCTGGGCGGCCGCCGGCGCCCGCGCGGGGTCGTCGAGCAGCGCCGGACCAAACTTCTCGTCCACCCGCCGGCCGACCTCGTCCTTCACCGCGGCGTCGAAGTCCTTCCCCCGGATCGCGTCGAGCAACGCCTCCGCGTTCGGGAAGGCGAGGCGCAGCGCCACCTCGCCGGCGGCCATGCCGCCCTCGTCCGGCTTCGCGAAGATGCCGCGGGGAAGCGCCGCGACGGCCTCCGCCCCGATCTCCCGCACCAGGCTCTTCCGGTCGAGCTTCACCGGGTGGCCCTCGTCGTCCTTGAGGACGCCCATCGGGTCCGGCTGGCCGGGGATCTCCCCGCGCTGCAGGTGCGCGAGCGCGCGGTGCCCCTCGTCGCCGGCGGCGACGTCCACCTCCACCTGGCCACGGATCCGCTGCGCCTCCGCCGCGGCCGCCTTGCGCGCCTCGCTCTGGTCGTCCTCGGCCGCGCGCCGGACGAGCTCCTCGCGCGAGACCTCGCGGTCCTCCTGGTCGAGGCGCTGGTACTCGGCCTGGTCGGCCGGCGGCATCTCGCCGACGTCAGCCGGGGCCGCCGCGGGCTCGATCTCGGCGCGCGCCCGGTCGACCTGGTCGTCGGCGGCGAGCATGCGGTCGAAGATCCGCCGGACGTCGTCGGAGAGCTCGAGGGGCTTCCCGAAGCGCTTCTCGTACTGGTCGGAGATCCCGAGGAGGCCGCCGTAGATCTTCTGCATCCACCCCTTGAAGCGGGTGAAGGCCGGCCGGAGCTCCTTCGACGGCGCCCGCCCCTCGGCGAGGTACATCTCCCAGAGGTGGCTGGCGCGCTCCTCCTTGGCCGCGTCGCGCGCGGAGAGGCGCTCGGCGTGGTCCTGGTACCCCATCGCCTCGAGGAGGCCCTGGTAGTCAGCGCGGAGCCCAGCGGGCGCGTCGGGGCGCGTCGCGAGCTGGCCGAGCACCACCGAGAGCCCGTGGAAGGTCTCGTGCGCGAGGGTGCTCTTGTCGCTGTTGAGCAGGTGCAGATCGAGGGCGACCGGCTGCCCCTCGGCGAGGACCTTCGGGAAGCGGATGAAGCCGCGTTCGCCGTCCTGGTGGAAGACGAGCTGCTCGCCATCGATGTCGGCGATGCGGGAGCCCTGTTTCAGCTCCACCGCCCCGGTGAGCGCGGCGCGCTCCCGGAGGAGGGCCCTTACTTCTTCGACTCGGTCGGGGCCGAGGCCGGGGAAGTCTTGGGCGGGGCCTTGTCCCGGCTCCAGACCACCTCGTTCCCGAACTTGATCTCCTCGACCCTGAACCGGCCCGGATGCTTCTCCACCGCCGCTGCCAGGTCGTCCACCGTCACCAGGTTCTCCAGGGGTGAGGCGTCGCTCGAACCAGCCGGCGCCGAGCTCGGTGTCGAGGCTTCGCTTGTCGGCCTTGAGCTTAGGTCCGTCGGCTTCATCGAAGGTCTTCCCTTCCCCGATCGCGAACTCTACCCCGCGGAGGGTCTTTCGCTCTCCGGTGACCGGGTCGGTCACCGTGTAGGACATCATCCTACCCACGTCGCGAAGGCGCAAGCCGTACGCGTGTAGAGCCTGCAAGTCGTCGTGCTGCCATGCGAATTCGTCACCGGACCGGTGGGCCGCGTCGACCGCGGCGCCGCCGATCTCGCCCATCTTCCGCTCGATGGCCAGGAGGACCGCGTCCGTTGCGTCCACCCCGAGCGCCTCGTTCATCCTCTTGATGGAGCGCAGGTCCATCGAGGCGACCCACCGCTTCGCCCGGCCGGGCTGGCGCATCTCGTGCCAGGCGGTCTCGGTGAGGAGCCCGCCCGCCGTCCGGAAGGCCGTCTCGGCCGCCGCACGCGGCTCGAGGGCGGCGTGGCTCTCGCGCAGCGCGGCCGTGAGCGGCACCGCGGCGTTGCCGTCGGGAAGCTCGGAGATCGCCTTCGCGTAGGCCTTCGCGGCCTTCTTGCCCGTGAACGCAGCCGGGTAGCCCTCCCGCTGCGCGAACGTGCCGGCGGCGCGCCGCTTCTCCACCACGGGGTTGTGCACGGCGTTGATGCCGTCGATCGTCTCGCGGAGGGCCGCCTTCCGGTCCCCCAGTCCAGCGGAGAGCTCCACCCACTGCGGGAGCTTCGCCCGAACTACCCCCATGACGCGGTCGAGCTCGGCCTGGTCCTTCACGCGCAGGTAGAGGTCCCCGCCCGCCTTCGCGACGTGGTCGCCGCCGGCGTCGACGAGCTCGCGCCCCACGGCGCGGAAAATGCGGTCGAGGGCCTCGTGGCCCGCCTTGTCGTTGGCGAGCTTCTTCCCCGAGATCTGCACCTGGGCGAGGAGCGGCCGCTCGGGGTCGGGGGGCGCATCCCACAGACCCCGGTCGTTGAGGAGGCCCGTCTTCGGGTCGCGGTAGTAGATCTCGGCCTGCTGCTCGGGGCTCGAGGTGAGGTACTTCGTCGTGAGGTCGCGCGCGGCGGTCGCCGGCGTGATCTCCGAGAGCCGCGCATCGATCTGCGCCAGCCGCTCGCCCTGGGAGGGCTGGCTCGCGCCAGGCCCCACGCTGCCCTCCCCGCGGATGATCCGCATCGGGTACGCCTGCCACAGGTCCCAGGCGCTCTCGCCCCGCCCCGCGCGCTCGGCGAACGCCTTGTAGCCGGCCGCCGCGATCTTCGCGTTGGAGGTGGCCTCGGCGTCGGTCTCGTCCGCCTCGAGCGCCTGCCGGCGGTACTCCTCGAAGACCGCCCGGTGGTCCGCCTCCATCTTGTCGGGCTCGAGCTTGGCGAGCTCGGCGGCACGGGCCTGGTCGGCCTCGGCCTGCGCCATCTGCTGGCGCGGGGTGTTCACGGTCGCCGCGGTGGCGGCGTCCTCGAGGAGCGCCTGGCCGTGCTTCGCGTTCTCCCCGACGCCGAAGGTGGCGGTCCAGTCCGCGACCGGGATCTCGAGGCGGGTGGCGTGCTCCGCCTTGGCCTGGTCGTACGCCTTCCCGCCGTCCCTCATCGCCGTTGCCGCGGCCGCGCGCGGGTCGAGCTTCTGCGCCGTCCAGTAGGCGTCCCACTGGGCGAGGTCTTGGTGGATGGCCGTGACCGCATCCGGAGACTCCACCCGGCTGCTCTGCGCGAGCCGGACGAGGAGCTCCCGGCCCCCGTCCGGCGCCGCCTCGAGGACCTGGGACAGCTTCGTCCCAGGCGTCGCGACGCCGCGCAGCGCCACCTGGCTCCGGAGCGCGGCTTGCCGCGCGGCGACGTCGCGTACCACCGTGTGGGCCGCGCCGCCCGCGGAGAGCAGGAGCAGGTCCGCTGCTGCCTGCTTCGCCGTCGCCTGCACGGTCTCCGCGAATTTGGCGGGGTCGAACGTCCCAGCGTTTAGCTGCCGCCCACCCTCCTCCGCGATGGCCTGGGAGACCATCCCCAGCATGCCACCGGCGTACTCCTCGCCGGAGGCCTTCGCGGTGCGGAGTAGCAGCTGCGAGACCGCCGGGATCGCGAGGGCGCGCTCCGTGGCCTCAGCGGTGGCCTGTCCAAGCACGCGCTGCTCTGCGCCGGTGAGGAGGCGACCGCCGATCTTCACGATCGGGACGGAGAAGGCCGCGGCGCCCAGCGCCGACGCGCCACCGGCGATCCGATTCGCGCTGGCAGGGTCGACGGGCTTCCCGTCCGGGCCCTTCTGCTGCTGCAGGTCGTAGGCGAGGGGGCCGTAGCCGTAGCCCCAGTTGAACATGAAGACGCCCTGGGGCCCGGCCGCGGCCGCCAGAGCGTTACCCACGAGCACGTCGGACATCCTCGCCGGAGCGGTCAGCACCTTGCCCATCAGACGCCGCGAGAGGGGACCGTAGTCCTTCGCCCCCGTGGTCTCCTTCTCGAGCTCAGCGATCTTCGCCGCGTTCTCGGCGCGCCAGTCCGGGAAGGCGGGCTCCGAGGGCGCAACCATCCCGGGCCGGGGCGGCGCGGCGAGCGGAGCCTGCCCGGCCTCCTCGCGGAGGGTGTCCACTTCGAACGGAGAGAGGTTCGGGTTGTCGAAGAGGCCGTGCGGCGCCGCCGTCTCCGCCTGCGCCGTCTTCCGCGCTTGGAGCGGGACGTCCTTCGTCCACTTGTCGCGCACGTACGCGCCGACCACGCCCTGCCGGTAGTCCGGCAGGAGCATGTCGGGGAACTGCTTCGCGGTCTCCTTCACCCACTCCGGCGCGTTCGGGTCCTTCGCCGCTTCGGCGGCTGTCTTCATCGGCTCCTGGTGGCCGACGACGTAGTGCAGCCAGTCGGTGACGTCGGCCGAGGCGTCCCGGACCTGCCGGTACATGGCCGGATCGGTGGCGAGGTCCTCCTTCAGGGCCGGGTGCGCGGCGATGAGGGCCTGGAGCTGGGCGTCGGTCCGCTGGGCGCTGAAGCGCTTCCAGAGCGCTGGGAGGTTCCTGACGACCAGGTCGGCGGGCAGCCCGGTCGCCGCGGTGAGCTGCTTGGCTTGCGCCTGCTGCTCGAGGTTCAGCTCGGTGTGGTCGGCGAGGAGCCGGTGGTAGGCGAGCCCGCGCTCGACGTCGCCGCCTGCCGCCACGGCCTGTTCGGCCGCGAGATCCTCGGCCGTGGGAGTGTAGCTGGCGCGTCCGTAGGTGGCCGCGACGGCCTCGCGTGCCGCGGCGACGCCCTTCGCTTGGCGCCTGAGGGCCTGCACCTCCGGGAGGTCGCCCTGGGCCGGCGGGGCCAGGACCGAGTCGACCGCCGCGTCGAGCGGATCAGGGCCGGGCGGCGGCGCCGGCGGCGCGACGTCCGCTCCGGCCCGGACCAGGTGGAGGGTCTCCCCCGCGGCGAGAGGGCGGGCCGGCACGGGCTCCGTCACGCCGAGCTCGCCGGCGGCCGGCTGCCGGGCGAGGACCTCGTCCACCGCGGCGTCGAGGGCGTCGGCCATCTACTGGCCCCCCTGCAGGCGCGCGTAGGCCGCGGCGAGCTGCTCGTCGGTGGGATCCACGCCCCGGCTCTTGAACTTCTCGACGAGTGCCTTCCGCACGTCCGCCGGGATGCCGCCCGGGGCCGCAGCGGTGGCGGGCGACGCGCCGGGCGCCGGGGCCGGCCCGCGCAGCGCCTTCACCGCGTCCGGCTGCTCCGTGTCCGGGAGCACGTGGGCGCTGTCGCCGAGCGAGCGCGCGCGGGCGAGCTTCCAGTGCTCCTTGTTCGCGGTGAAGGTGCTCCCGCTCTCCCACTTCGAGACGGCGTTGAGGATCATCCCGTCGACGTCCGGCTGGGTGGGAGCGGGCTTCGTTGGGTTCGCCTCCTGCCACTGCCCGAGCTGGTCGAGCATGTAGGAGCTGAACTGCTCGAAATCCCCGGACTTCCCCTTCGCGCCCTTCGCGTACTTGAAGGCGGTCGCGACGTTCGTGACCTGGTCGAGGAACTGCGTCCTCGAGCGACCCTGGTCCTTCCCCCACTCCTTCTCGGCCTTCTTCTTCTCGATCTGCAGCAGCGCCCTGCCCGTGGGGCTCACGTCGGGGAACGCCTGGGCGAGGTCGATGGTGAGCTGGTCCTGGCCGTCCGAGCCCTTCAGATCGAGCGAGCGGTACGTCTCGACGGCCAGCTTGTCGGCCTCCGCCTGCTCGCGGCGCGCCGCGGCGGCGGCTCGGTCCGTCGCGTTCGCCGCCCGGGCGGCCCGCGCCTCGGCGGCGTCGTTCCGCTGCAGCACCTCCCAGAGCCCGGCCGCGCCGTTCGCCGGGTCGAGCATCCAGGCCTTGATCGGCGCGATGGCCGCACCCTCGAGCGGAGCGCCCTTCGAGAGCAGCGACTGGGCGAGGTTCAGCTGCTCCTTCCCGGCGAGCGTTCGGAGCTGCTCTGCCTTCGAGACCTGCTGCTCCACCAGCTGACGCACGTGGGGCTTCGTCGGGTCGTCGTCCGGGATCGCCTCCACCGCGGCGAGCGCCTTGGCCGGGTCCTTCCAGGTGTACCCGGTGATCGAGGCGTCCTTCATGATCGAGGTGGCCTTCGCTTCGACGGCCGCACCCTGGGAGGTCTGCCGCAGGGCAGCGTCGGCCTTCCCCACCGCGGTGGGGTCCATTTCGCCTCGCCACCGGGTGAGGTAGCGCTCCGCGTCCGCCGGGCGCTGGTCGGCGAGGAGCCGGTCGAGCGCCTTGGCGTGCAGGTCGGTGAGCGCCGCGGTGCGCTCCGCCGCCTGCGCCTCCGGGGGCATCTGCTTCGTCTGCATAGTGACCGCGGAGAGGACGCCGTCCCGCGCCGCGGTGAGCTCCTTCGAGTCGGCGGCCGCGCCCGCCGGCGCCGCGCCCACGGCCTGCACGCCCAGGTCGACGGACACGGCCCGCGCGCCTGCCCAGGACTGAGCCTTGAAGACGTCGTTCTGCTGAGCCACGTGACCGGCGATCGCGTCCCGGACGCCGATGCTGGCCGGGTCGGCGAAACGCTGTCTGAAGACCGCCCGCGTGCGGTCGTCCTTGAGGACGTTCGCGGAGATGTCCCCCGCCGCCTTCTCCACCTCCTGCGCAGCGGCGCTGGTCACGTCCGTCTCGAGGGCGTCGGAGCCCTTCAGCGCGCGGTACTTCCCCTCGATCGCGATGCGCTGCTCGGCGAGCTGCTTGTACGCGTCGGCGATCTGGGCGTCCTGGGTGTCCTTCTTCTCCTTCAGGTAGATGCCCTGGGCGACGTCGCCGGCCTGCCCCACGGCCTGGCCGACCGCCGAGAGCGAGTCGTCAGGGCGCACCACGGCGCGCTCGCCCGGAAGCGGCGCGAGCTGCTCGGTTCGGCGGTAGCTGGGGATCGGGATGGTCGGGCTGGGCACGCGTTACCCCGTCGCCTGGTAGCCGAAGCCGGCGATCCGCGAGGCGCCGCCGATGACCGCGGCGAGCGGCCCGAGGACCGAGGAGCGGCGGGCGTAGTCCTTCTGCAGGCGGAAGTTCTCGGTCTCGACCTGGTGGCCCCAGGCCTCGCGCGCGGCGTTCGCGCGGGCGAGGCCGGCGTCGTATTCGCTGTTGGTCTGGGTGGAGTCGAAGAGGTTCCGCGAACCCGTCGAGTCGAGGCTCACCCCGTTCGCCGCGGTGGCGGCCCGCTGGGCGCCCAGGACCTGCGTGCCCTGCGAGCGCGCGTCACCGGCGCCCTCCGCGCCGCGCTGCAGCGCGTCGGCGGTCTGCGCCCGCGAGATGTCCTGGTTGGCCTGCGCCTGCTGCTTCTGGGCCTGGCCCTGCTGGTAGGCGCTGTACGCGGCGATCCCCGCCGACCCCGCCGACGCCACCATGAGGCTGATCGTGACGGGCTCACACACGGAGGTCCTCCTTGCGCACGATGAAGCGCGCGAACGGCAGAGCGGCGATCCCCATCGGCGCCGGCTGCCCGAGCTGGAAGCCGAGTCGGCATGCCCAGCCGAGGGCCTTCCGATGCCGGGCGTCGATGGCGTTGGCGAGCGTGTCGTACCGCTCGAAGAGCTTCGGCAGCTCGGCGCGGCAGCCGCGCCAGAAGGCCTTGGGATGGCGCTCCACCGCGGCCGACGTGAGCATCCACGCGACGCCCACCCGGCCGCGCAGGACGCTCTTTCCGCCCGGCACCACGCCCCAGATCGCCGCCACTTCGCCGTCGAACAGCGCGGCCCGGACCGGGTCGGAGAGCTCGAGCCCGGCGAGCAGCGCCTCAAGCGGCGTGGCGCCGTCCATGGCCAGCACCTCGGCGACCTCGTCGGGCCGGACGTGCGGGGCGAGCTCGGCGGCGAGCTCGCGCGTGGCGGAGACGATCCGGACGGTCGTCACGGGACGCCCCCGTACTCGACCTCGCGGGTCACCGCGAGGATGGTGAGGGGGAGCGGGTCCTTCTGGCGGATGACGACCGTTCCGTCCTTCCAGGTGGCGACGGTGTTGATCTCGGCGATGGTCGTCTCGAGCGGGCTCGCCTCGAAGCCGTGCGAGACGTCGCGCTGCTTCCATTCCTCGAGGTGGTCGAAGTCGGGCCCGGCCTGCGTCCCGCGGGAGGCCTCACACTCCACCCACACTTTCCGGACCGCCTTCACGCGCTGCTTCTCGTGCATCGGCGGCAAGGAGCCCCAGTCGCAGTCGAAACGGATCCCCGCGGTGACGATGGAGGCGCCGTCCGGGAAGCGCTCGTCGTCCAGGTCGAAGGCGCCGCCGGCGACCGTGAACGGGCCGGCCACCGAGCCGTCGGCGAGGACCCAGATCTCCTGCCCCTCGAGGTGGTCCAGCCCGGAGAAGTGCTTCGCGCCGACGCCCCGGTAGGTGAGCGACGAGTCGAGGCAGACCGCCTCCTTCACGTCCAGGATGCGCCGGGTCGCGAGGCGCTCGACATACCGGTGCACGCCCCGCTTCACCACCAGGTAGACGGCGTCCTCGTCGCCCTCGGGGATCGTGCAGACGTCCTCGACCAGGCCGCCCGGGAGGTCATGGCGCGCCCAGGCGACGAGCTCCTGGTCCTTCACGAAGGTCAGGGAGAGCAGCTCGCCATCGTCGGTGACCGCCCACACCACCGACCACGGGTCCTCGGCGTAGGCCCACCGCACGATCTGCCGGCCGTCGAAGAGGTGCCGGGAGAAGAGCGACAGGTCGACGGTGTCGTACCCGCCCGCCTCGTTCGAGAAGATCATGGCGCGCGGAACGGCGCCCTTGCGCTGGATGAAGAGGACGCTCGTCGCCACGGTGACAGGCTGCGTCCAGCTGGTGCCGTGCTCCGTGCCCGGGTGCGCCGCGATGCGCCCGGGCGAGATGGTTTCACCCTGGCCGGCGCCGACGATGACCCACTCCGAAGAGCTCGTGAGGGCGATGAGGGCACCGCGGGGCACCAGCGCGCGGATCTCCTCGAGGCGCTGCGAGGCGATGGCGGTGCTGGTGGCGCCGTCCGACGGCTCGTTCGAGTACTCCTCGAAGACGTCGTAGGCGTCGACCTTCGAGAAGCGGATCGAGGACGGATCCTCCTCGGTGTTCGCGAAGACGCGGCGGCCCTCGTAGAAGCCGACGACGGAGGGGAACTTCTTCTGCGCCGGGGCCTCGGCGACGTACTTCCACGCCGCGGCGCCCCCGTGCCCCTTCCAGTTCCACTTGACCGTTCCGTCTGAGATGTTGCCGCCCAGGACGTCGTACGGGCCGAGGACTACCGCCGAGGCCACGCCCCCCACGGCGCACCGGTAGGTCTCCCCCTGGTTGGTCACCACCGCGCCAACGACGTAGGTGGCGCCGGCTACCCAGGCTGCGCCGGAGCCATCCGCGATCGCCGTGCCCGTGCCGGTGGGCCCGCCGGCGGAGGCGCTCGTCCCGCCCTGAGTGCACTCGTAGACGCGCCCACCGTTCGTGACGCGGTCTCCCACCTCATACCGAGTGAACGCCGACCAGGCGTCGGTGGTGAAGACCGAGGTCCAGCGCGGGGGCTTCCGGGTGTAGTCCGGCTTGTCGCCGTCGTCGCGGAACCGGACGTATCCGCCGCTCACCTCGGAGGCCTGGCCCACCCAGCCCATGACCCCGGAGCGGCCGCGGTAGACGTTGTAGGCCACGGCCCCGTCGATCGACGCCCAATAGAGAGCCACCGGATTGTCGCTGTAGAGCACGATCTGCCTGCTGTTGGCCCCTGTCGTCGCCGCCGGCCGCAGGACGATCGATGGCTTGCTCTCCGTGCCGTCGGCCAAGATGGCCGTTACCTGCCACCCCCACTCCTTCACGGGATGCGCCGAGTCGGGAGCAGCCTGCAGGGGCACGCCGAGGAACGCGGGCCACGGGGCGGCAATGCCAGGGACCGTGCTCGCGTCGCGCAGCAGCCAGGTCGACGCCGACGTGCGCACGAGCTCCTTGGGCAGGTAGTTCGGGTGCACCAGGGTGACGACGTCGCCAACCTGCGCCCACCGAAGCCGCGGGAGGTCCGCTTCGACGTACGGCGTCCAGAGCTCGAGCGGGTTCATCGGCCCGCCGACGGGCCCGACGTCGGTCCACTCCTGCCAGCTGGGGTTGATGGAGTCGGGGGCGATCCCGATCGTCGTGGGCGCTCCACCCTGCCCGCCGTTCGAGAGGTAGATCCGGCCCGCGTACGAGACGTAGCCACCGGACGTATAGGCGGTGCCCCCATCCCAGGCCGAAGCTGCAGTCGGTGGCGTGATGGCGCCGGGCAGGCCGCTCGCCACGTCGGTCCGGTAGAAGCGCACGGCGTGGTCGGTGAAGCAGAGGACCAGGGCGTCCTCGTCCGAGTAGACGAATGGGACCTGCAGAGCCTTTCCGTCGCCCCTGGTCTGCGCGGTGAGGCGGGTGCCCGGCCGCGAGGCGCAAGCCGCAGAGGGCTTCACGATGAAGTTGCGGAGCGTCTTCAGCGCGATCGCGTACGCGGCGAGGTCGCTCCGCCCGTAGAACTCGGGAGCGATTTCGCCCTTCGCGAAGCTCGGCTGTCGGATGCGCTCAACGGGCATCGGCTCAGAGCCTCGCTCGGATGGACGGCGGGTCGACCTCGGGGTCCTCACCGCGGCCGCGCAGATCGGCGGTGGCTGCCTTGGCGAACGCCCGGACGAAGACCCCGCCGCGGTCGTCGAGGATGGCCTCGGCCTGCTCCGCGGCGTGCTTCACGCCCAGGGCGAACTCGGCCGCGAGACGCCAGACCAGGGCCTCGACGAAGAGGCGCGGGAAGGCGACCACGGCGACGGCGTCGGTCGTGTACTCGAGGGTGGAGGAGCCGAGGTCCTCGTCGGTGCAGAAGATCCTCGAGGCGCGCTCCCCGGTGCCCGAGGCGTCGCCCGCCTGGAGTTCGTAGGGCGTACGGCACTCGCCCGGGATGAGGCTGTAGCGGGTGCCGCCTGCGAGGATGGCGCGCGGGGCCACGAAGTCGCTGGGCAGCTGGTAGGCGTGCTCCCAACCGATGCGGGAGACGGCGGCGAGCTCGGCGAGAGTCGCCTGCGCCTTCGCGAACGACCAGGGGAAGTCCTCGAGGAGCTCGCCCAGGGCGTCGTCGTAGACCTGGGCGAGCACGCGCGCGGCGATGCTCTTGTCGTCGGGACCCTCGATCCGGACGTTCTCCCCAATCTTGAGGAGCGCTCGGTTCGCGATGTCGTACATCGTCTCGCTGGCCATCGATCCTCCGTGCTGCTCGCCCGGGGCGAGCTGGGGCATCTGCGGTATGGGCGGAGAGCCCAGCCGCCCCGGGCGGTCGTACGCTACTTGTCGGCGGCGCGGCTGCCCTTCCCCTTCGGGTCCGGCGTGCTGGTCCGGTCGCCCGGGGGGCCGTCGCCGCCGTCCTGGCCCTTGCCGAGCTCGGACAGCGGGATGCCGGGCCGGATGGCCGGCGCTTCCGGCGCCGCGGTGGGGATGGTGAGGCGCACCGCCTGGGCGTTGTCCTCGAGGCTCGAGAGAAGCTGGCGAGCCGACGCCTTCTCGTCGTTGGTGAGGCTGGTGTCGCCGAGCTTCTTCTTGAGGTCGGCGGCGCGGTCGAGCAGGTTCTGCTTCACCTTCTTGAGCTCGACGACGGCCTCATCGTTGATGGGGATGAACGTCATGGAAGGGACGAAGTCGGGCGGCGCGGTGAACTGCTCACCGTGCCGAACGAAGCCGACGCCCGGGACGGGCGCGCCGGGCGGGATCATGACCTGGTACTGGGGAGCTGCCATGGGTGAAGCCTCCACGAGGGAAGTGCGGTCGGGCCCAGTGCACCGGGCCCGACCGCGGTCGAGCCGCTACAGCATGTTCACGCCGTCCTGGGGCCTGGCGTCGGGCGGGACGAGCGCGACGACCGCCTCGCCGGCGGTCGAGTTGCTGGTGAGCGGCGTCATCTTCACGCCCAGGTACCGCTTGTTGGACCCGGGCAGGATGGCGCCGATGCTGAACACGGTGTTGATGAGGAGCGACGCGGCCGGGATGGTGCGGGTGGCGAAGACCACCGGGTTGGTGGTGAGCGCCGCGTTGTCCGCGCCGACGATGTCGAAGGTCACGCCGCCGGTGGCGCCCACGAGGGCGGTCACGATGCGGACGATGGCCCAGAGGATCTCGCCCGCGCCCCAGTCCTTGGCACCGACGCCGTCCTTCACGCGGCCGCCCACGATGGCGGTGCCGGCGACGCCGATGAAGGACTGCTTGGAAGTCGCGGGCGGCCCCGCGGTGTAGGTCAGCTCGTCGCCGTAATCGATGATCGGCATCTTGTCTTTTCCTTGCGCTTGAGGGGTTGGTTGGGCGCCGTGCGGGCCGCCCTCGAGTCCGGGAATCGTCAGCTGGCTAGCTGATCGTGCCCTCCGTGATGGAGAGCTGGTCGCTGCGACGGAGCGGGTAGCCCCAGGCCATCGGCGTCTGCTTGCCCAGGTACTCGCCCATCGAGAGCGCGAGGTTGGAGACGGTGCGGGCCTGCTTCAGGAAGCTCGAGTAGAGCCGGAGCGGGCAGTAGATCACCCGCTGCGCCGAACCCGGGTCGGGCATGAGCGAGAAGATCCGCTCGAGGTTGTCGAAGAGCTTGCCCTGCAGCGGCGTGTCGATCGCGGAGTCCGACAGGTCGATGTTGGCGAGCCGGGCCATGTGCCGGGGGTCCTTCACCACCAGCCCCACGAACCACTCGTAGAGCGTGGTCCCGGCCTGGAAGGAGTTGCCGTCGTCGTCGTTGACCGGGATCTCGCCCAGGTCCTGGACGTCGAGGCCGGCGATGGTGTTGGGCGGGTAGCCCAGGGAGACGGCGCGCTCGCCCCAGTCGACGATGACCATGGAGCAGCCGTCGCCGCCGACCACCGCCTGGCCCGACGCCTGGTTGAAGACCTGCGGCGCCAGCAGGGAGGTGCCCGCGTTGATGGAGTTCATGCGGGTGAGGAGGCCGTCGAAGGCCGCCTCGTCGGTCGCCACGTTGCCGTAGAACGCGGCGTTCGTGATGGCCTGGACGAGCGCCTCCTCGAAGGTCTTGTCCTCGTCGTCGCGCCGCTTGGCGAAGGCAGCGTCGCCCTCGACCTTCCGGATCCGCGCGTCGATCTCCGATCGGCCCGAGAAGAAGCCAATCGGGTCGGTGCGCTGGTCGGTCGTGCTCTTCGAGCGCTGCACGCCGCGGTTGATCTTCGCCGTGCCCACGGCAGGCAGCGACCGGCGGAGCGTGGTCCGGTTCCCGTAGGGCGCGTTGGTCGGGAAGGCCGGCGCGTCCTGCAGGATCGGCGAGAACTGGTTCATGAGCTCGATGGTCTGAGCGAGCGTGCCGTCCGGATCCTTCATCCGGGCGACGTCGGCGAGGGTGCTTCTGTTGTCGGTGGCTGCCATTTCCAGTGCTCCTTCGAGGTGAGGCTTTCAGCCCGTGCCGCCCTGCGGCCTATCCGCCGGAGCGGGAGCCGGGCTGGATTCCCTTGATGGACGGGTACTTCTTGGCGAGACGCGTGTCCTCGCCGGTGGGCTGCTTCTCGGGCGCCCTGGGGACCACGACCTTGTCCTCGGCGCCGGCGAGACCGATGCGACGCAGGAGCTTCGCCAGGGACGGGAGGTTCTCGATGCCGTACCGCTCGAGGTCGGCCGCGAGCTCGCCCTTCGGGTCGAAGCGCTTCAGCGCCGTCTGCAGCGCCGCCTCACTCGCCTTCTGGTTCGCTCCGCCGAACTCGGGGTCCTTCTCGAGCGCCCCGTACCAGTCGTCGCCCTGCTTCGCCCAGGCCTGCGCCTGCGCGTCAACCGCGGCCTTCGACCGCTGGTCGTTCAGGGAGATGAGCTTCGACGCCTGCTCCGGCGTGAGGCCCAGCTCCTTGGCCGTGCCCGTCCACTGCTTGAGCTCGGCCTCGTCCACCTTCACGCCCTCGGGGACCTTCACCTCGTACGCGTCGGGCGTCCCGTCGTTGGGTTTCCCCTCGGGCGCCGCGGCGTCGGGCTTCTTCCCCGGCTCCGGCTCCTGCGGCTTCTCCGCGAGCACGCTGCGCTTCGCGGGGTCCTGCGGCTTCACCGGCTCGGGCGTCGCGGCGGGAGCCGTGGGCGCAGGGGCAGGCGTGGTCTCCGGCTTGGCCGGGTCGGCGGGAGCCTGAGCGGCGGCGGGAGTCGTCATGTGTCACCTTCCGTGGTGGTGGGGTTTCGCGCCTTGTACCGCTTCCGCTGCTCCAGCTCGGCGGCGGCGACGCGCTCCTGCAACATCTGCAGCCAGAAGATGGGGAAGTACGCCTGGGCCTCGTTCGCGAGGACCGCCGCGTACTCGCGCAGCCCCTCGTTGCGGCCCATGTGGATGGCGCTGCAGACGCCGTCCTTGATCCCCGGGTCGAAGCTCGGCGCCTCGAGGCGCCCGAGCGTGAAGACGAAGCGGTAGTAGAGCCGCCGGCCCCAGGGCTGCCGGAGCAACTCCTCGAGGTCGGCGAGCTCGATCGCGGTGAGCTTCCGGTCGAGGGCGCGCTCCGCGTCCTGAACGGCCGTGTCGACGGTGTAGCCGGAGCGGCTCACGCGAGGCCTCCAGCGACGGAGCCGAACGGAGCGACGGCGCCGGCGGTGGCGCCCGAGGGCGTGAGGTTGCCCAGGATGGCGCCGAGGGTGCTCGAGCCGGCCGGGGAGAGCTGGCCCGCCGGCGGGAGCATGCCGCCGAGCAGGTTGTCCCCGGACGGCGCCGGCGTCGTGCCGAGGTCCTTCGCGCCCTTCGCCGCAGCGAGCATCGCCTGGCCCTGCTCCTGGGCCTGCTGGCGGGCCTGGCGCGCGGCACGGAGCTTGGCCACCTCGTCGTCGGAGAGCACCAGGTCGGGCTTCACGCCGGTGAGGTTCGCGATCTCGTCGACGATCTCGTCCGCGTTGAGCTTGTCGAGCGCGTCCTGGCGCGCCGAGGCCAGCGCCAGCACCTCGGAGACGAAGACGCGCAGCGGCTGCAGCCCGACGCCCTTCTGCGCCTGGTGGAGCACCGAGATGAACTCGGCCTTGATGGGCTGCCCCTGAAGCTCCGGGGGCGGCGGCGGGAAGAAGCCGCGGCGCTCGAGGATGGCGCTCGCCCGCTCGATGGAGGGCGCGTAGAGCTCGGCGTCGAGCCGGAACAGGACCGGCCCCACCATGCTCGCGACCTCCTGCGAGATCTGGTCGATCTCCGTCGCGGTGGCACGCTGGGATCGGTCGTCGCGCAGGATGCGGGCGAAGAGGTCGGCGAACATCCCCCTGTCGATCCGGTCCTCGCAGCGCCTGATGTGCTCGAGGAGCGCGGTGATCGCCGCGGGGTTCACCTGGAAGACCGGCCGGAAGCCCTCGGTCTGGCCGCGCGGAACGTAGGTGTTGTCGCCGGGGACGAGCGAGAGGCGGGCGCCCCGCATGTTCTCGTCGGCCACGGTCGGCGGCTTGCCGGAGAGGTCGATGAGGCGCGCGAGCTCCTTCTCGTGGTGCTGCAGCTGCTTCGCGTCGCCGAGGACCTCCTGCCCAGGGCTGCGTCCGTAGGCCTCACCGTCGCGCGGCGACCAGCGGGGGGCGAGGAAGGGGAACTGCTCGAACCCGCCCCTGCGGATCAGCCGGTCCTCGTCGCCCTTGGGCTCCCACCAGCAGCTCGTCCACCGCATGCCGCGCGGGCCGAGCGTGCCCGGCTCCCAGTTCCAGGACGGCTCGACCAGGTGCGCGACCTCGACCACGTGCTCGTGAGAACCCGCGTCCCAGAGCCCCTTCACGCCCCGGGAGGCGCGGGACCAGTCGAGGGAGCCGTCGGGCTGGAGCACGAACTTCTCGACGAACTGGTGCACGGTCATCGGGACGTCGCGCCCCACCGTGTCGACCTCGTCGTTCGAGCTCGCGCCGAGGTAGTACTCGCCGATGGAGAAGGGCTTGAGCGACAGGATCCGGACCGGGTCCTCGTCCATGAGCCCGCAGCCGAAGCCGAAGAGGCCGAGGTCGGGGTAGATGCCGTCGGCGAGCCCACGGTAGTAGCTCCCCATCGAGAAGGCCCAGCGGAGCCGCTCCTCCCGGACGTGCAGGTAGCGCTTCACCGGGCCGTACTCGCCGAGGTCAGGGTCGGGCGGGGTGAGCCGGAACCACTCCGACATCGGGTTCGTCACCGCGGCCATGAAGCCGGAGGCCATCGTTCGCGCGGCGAGGAGCGGGGTGTTGTTGATGATGGTGTTGTTGATCTTCGTGCCGCGGTTGAAGTCGGTCCGGCTCCAGCGCGCGCGGCGCGGCGCCATGTGGTCGGCGAGCTCCTTGAGGTGCGGCTGCCAGGAGGCGAAGTCGTGGCGCAGCTGCTTCAGCTTCCGCGTGCAACGCGCCTTGTCGGACTCGGCCATTGGTCAGGTCCCCGTGAGCTGCTTGCCGGCGAAGGACGCGATCCCGGCGGTGGCGGGGGCGGCCGAAGTCGAGGCGCTGGGCATGAACGAGCGGCGGCGGCTACCCGGCGTGCGGACCTGGTTCGCCACCTTCGCCGCCTGGTCGGCGTAGTCGGGCGGCGGGGCCGGCAGAGGCTGTGCGTGGTACTTGGGTCCGCCCATCGTCAGCTCCGCGCGTACGGGTCGTAGTCGGTGACGGCGTGGTTTCCGCTACCGGCGCCGCCGCTGAAGAGGTCCATCCCGCGCCGGACGAGCGGCTCGGTGTGGAAGGTCACGGCGAACGCGTCGGCGTCGTCGGGGCTGGGAAGGCCCCTGGCCTTCATGTCCGCCTTCGACTCGAGGACGAAGCAGGTGCGCTTTCCACGGGCGGCGAACTTGTAGGTAGGGCCGCAGAGCTGAGAGCCGAGCTCGGCCGAGTCGGAGGGGAAGCAGCCGACCCTCTTCGTCCACCGGGCGGCCCGCCACCACATCTCCGCGCGCTTGTCGGCGAACTTCTTGTCGTCGTCGGCCGAGCCGCCGAAGTCCACCGGCACCGAGATGTCCCGGTAGCCGAGCAGGACCAGGTGGTCGAAGGCGGAGGCGCCCACCCCGGTGACGTCGACGAAGACGTAGTCGGGCCGCCGGCCCTTCCAGCGATCCTTGATGTCCTGCTCGATGATGAAGTGGACCTTCTGCGCCAGCGTCGGGCCGTCGAGCCCGCGGAAGGTGTGGCCGCGGAAGAGGACCGGGCCCTGCCTCGAGCGGAGCCGGCTCGAGTCCGAGCCGAAGCGGGCGACGTCGAGCCCGTAGACGATCGGCTCCTCGACGTACGTGATCGGCGCTGCGTCCCGCTCGCAGGCCAGCTGGATGTCGTTCGGACCGAGGAGCTTATCCTCGGCCGCGTTGGGGAAGAGGCCGAGGACGTTGACCCGGACCCAGTCGTTGTCTCGGCCCCAGTCGTCGATCATCTGCTGCGCCCACACCTTGGAGATGCGGGGCGAGCGGCGGGGGTCGTCGGGATCCCCGGTGATGTGGATGATCGTCCACCGGCGGCGGTCGGTCGTGCAGACGCGGTAGGCGGGGCCGTCCGTCCGGGTGGGGTTCCAGGCGCCGACGAGCTTTGCCTCGTCGAGGTCCTGGTTCGCGAAGATGGCCTCGGCGGCGACCACCACGCCGTCGGGGTAGTCGCCCATCTCGTCGAGGACGACCATCACCGCGCGGCCATGGAAGCCGGCGAGGCTGTTCGCCTGCTGCGACGGGTCCGCGCCGCGCGCCCAGGTGCGGGCCGAGCACCACCAGGTGCGCGGCTCCTGCCGGTGGGTGATCCGCTCCGCCTTGACCTCGAAGGCCTGCTGCAGCGCCGGCGCCTTCGAGTACCAGTAGGCGAGCTCCTTCCAGAGGTTGTCCTTCAGGTTGTCGCCGGTGATGCTGGTGCAGATCACCTGCGCGTCGCGGCGCGTGTACTCCCACCACCAGATGACCCAGGCGAGGGCGCAGCTCTTCCCCGGGCCCTTGCACGCGCTCATCCCGACGCGCGGGTCGGAGGCGACGGCGCGCAGCGCGTCCGCCTGCCACGCGTCGGGGATGGCTCCGAACATCTCCCGGACGAAGGCGACGGGGTCGCCCCACCAGCGGGCGATGGCCTCGATCGCCTCTTCCTGGGTCCCGGTCCAGGGCGGCGCCGAGCTCGCCTGCGTCTCGGCCGCCGGCGGCGCGCGCATCTGCGCCACGATCACCGGGTCGATGGGGCCGGCGGCGAGCAGGGCTGCGAGGAGCAGGGAAGCGGTCACCGCGCGCTCCCTGCCGAGGCCGCGCGGGCCCGCTTCACGGCCTCGGCCACCAGGTCGGCGTGGCCTACCACCTCGACCTCGAGCTTGTCCTTGTACGCGCCGAGGACCCGCAGGAGCTGGTTCGAGGCCTCCGTCTTCGGGTGGAACTTCACCTCGCGCAGGTAGCCGACCAGCTCGCGCTCGTCGCCCTGGCCGTCGAACATCTCGGTGACCTTCATGCTCGCGATGGCGCGACGAAGGTCCTGCGGGATGTCCTCGAGCCGCTTCAGCGTGAGCTGGTCGTCCCAGATGGCCAGCGGGTCGATGTCGAGGATCCGGTGCAGCTCGAGGAGGATGCGCTCCAACTTCACTTCGCAGCCGAGCTCGGCCTTCTCGAGGACCTTGGCGCGGCGCTCCTCGACGAAGGCGGCCACCTGAGCAGTCCTGAGCAGCCGGGGACCGTTCGTCTCAGCGGTCGCGGGGCTCGCCTTCGGGTAGATGGCCCGGTAGGCCTCAGCCGCGCTGGCGCCACCCAGAACCTCGAACGCGAACAGGCGGTGGAGCGGCTTCAGGCCGCGCGGCTCCTCGCCCTTTCGACCGCGCCCCATTGCGGAGCATGTGCCACGCGCAGTGTGTGCGCAGGAAGCGCGCGACCGACCGGGGGTTCAGATTCTCGGCATACGCGGCATAGGCGGCATACGCGGAACCATCAGCCGCAGTTGCCGGTCGACTTCACGACCTCGCCCTCCACCCACCAGTCGCCGCCGAGGGATGGGCACTCGGACACCACGCCGCCAACGCACACCGTGCAGTAGGGGGCGCTGAGGAACACGATGGCGACCTCGTCGACGGGCTCTCCGTCCAGCTCGGCGCAGTACCAGACGCAGACCTGGCCCCCGGGGTCCGGGTGGAGGACCTTGCGAGCGCCATCGCACTCGACGAGTCCATCGCTGCCGAGGCGGTAGGAGTCACGTACCTCGCCCCAGCGCTCGACCGAACCGCCACCGCACGCGAGCAGCGCAGCAACACCGAGCAGAGCCAGGCGCATGGCGTACCCCTCCCACGCGAAGGGTACGCCCCTCATTCGGCCTCGTCCACGCCGCTCTGCTGGTACTCGACCACGGCCTCCGGCGAGACGCGCCACTCGACGCCCACCCGCCACCCGCGCAGCTTCCCCTCGTCCAGGAGCTTGCGCACCATGCGCTCCGAGCAGCCCAGCCGGAGCGCCACCGTGTTCACGCGCAGCGGGCGCGACTCTGTCGCCGTGTCGTGCATCAGGCCTCCCTATCCCACCGCTCGCGCGGGCACTGCCCGGTCCAGCCCGAGGAAGTTGCGGAGCTGCTCCGCCTCCTCGCCCAGGTCCCCGATGGCCGCCTTGTGGTCGCCGACCTCGGCCTCGATCTCGGCCAGCCGGTCGCGCGCGCGCCCCTGCAGCTCCTGGACCTCGTCGAGCACGCTGAACCCCTCCCGCTCGCGGCGGGGCGGCCGCGGGCTGGCCACCGCTCGCGGCGGGGCGGCCGCGGGCTTCGCTGGCGCCGGCTTCCCCTTTCCCGCGGCGATCTCCGCGAGGCGCGGGCAGTCCGAGCGATGGCGACCTGAGCTCTTGCACTTCGGGCACGGCGGGTGTGCGGCCATGGGTTCCTCCTGGTGCTGGGTGACCGGCGCGAGGGGCGCCGGGGGTGTCGGAATATGCCTGGGAATATTCCTGGTGATTTCGGGTGGTTCCTGGGCCACTACCTGTTTCTCGACCTCGGTATGAGGCGCATCCGGCTCCAGCTCGTCCGCCTCGAAGAGCAGCCCGCCCACGAAGCGGCGCTTCGGCGGGCGTCCAGTGATCCCGTAGCTCGGATCCGGCTTCGCCCCACTCGCTGGCGGCGCGCCGAGGGGCACGTCCGGCACCTCGCCGGCCCACAGGAACACGGGGGGCAGCGGACGTCCGGGGAGCACAGGCCCCTCGACCGCCGCCACCACCGGAAGCGGGTCGCACGCCGCGCGGTTCCCCACGCCCACCGCGCAGCCCTGGCACTCCGGCCGCTGCTTCGGCTCGTCCTGGCGACGGAGGCAGGCCTTCACGGCCAGCGCCTTCCCGATCGCCGGGCAGCGGAATAGGTCGTCGAGGCTCACTCGCCCTCCAGCAGCTCGTGGATGAGCCGCGCCTTCAGAATCTCGAAGCGGCCGATGGTCTGGGACCGGCTCAGCGTCGAGCCGCCAATCCAGTTCATCCCCTCGAAGTCCGAGGTCTCGTACATCGCGGCGAACGACTCCAGCTCGCCGCGCCGCGCCCGCTCGAGCAGGCGCTCCAGCTGGCCGACGATGGTCTCCTGGAGGTCCTCGCGCGGAGTCCGCGTGGCCAGGCGCACGGACTCGCTCACGGGCGCTTCCCTTCCCGGAAATACTCGACGCAGAGGCACCGGCAGTGGGTCCAGGGCAGCGGGAGGTGCAGCGCCCAGCCGGCGAGACCCGCCTGGAAGCGCCGGAACCGAGGGCGGCGCCGCCGCTCGGAGTGGTTGTGCACCTCGAGCTCTAGCCGCGCGCTGCGGCGGCGGACCGGAGGGCGCAGCTCGGGGATCCCGTCGGGCCCCGGCTCGAGCACCCGCGCCAGCCGGTACACCGACAGGGCCATCACCGTGAACGCCAGCACGCCGCCGAGTCGAATCAAGGCTTCCATGACCGCCTCCACGCGCTACGGGTTCGCCTTCGCCGGCCGGCACTGCAGGCCGTACCGGTGCACCACGCCGTCCCTCACCACCGAGGTCGTCCGGTCGGGGACCCACTCCTGGCCGCAGCCGCAGCCGATGAACGAAGCTGGTCCGCCCTGCACGAGCTCAGGCACCGCGCCGGGCCGAGGGGCCGCCGCGCGCACCGGGCGAGGCGCCTGGGGCCGAGGCTTCGCCCCCTGCGCCACCAGGCGGAGGCACACCGGGCTGTGAGCGCCGCGGCCGTCGGAGAGACAGGGGGTCTCGTTCGAGCAGGGCCTCACGCCGCGACCCCTTCCCGCGCCGCCGGCGCCAGCAGGTAGGACGCGGCGAGCTCCGCGGTCCAGCCCTGCTCCCAGGGCCAGAGCGCCTGCGGGCCGCACACCCGCTCCGCCCAGCGCCGGAAGAACCGGTCCTCGCGCTCGAGCTCGGCGTCGACCGGGCTCCAGGCCGTCGAAGTCGAGCGCGCCGCCACCGCCAGCGCCCGCTCGCGGTCGTAGTCGCCGCGGAACTCGCCGAGCTGCTCGGCGGTCATCCGCGCCTTGAGCCGCTCCCAGAACTCCGGCGGGATGGCCAGCGGGAAGGGGACCAGCAGGTAGCCCTCGGAGACCTGGACGCTCACGGGATGGCCTTCCTGGCGACGATGAGCTCGCCGGTGACGGGGTGGATGAACGGCTTGCGCTCAGGGGGCGGGGCGCCCGCGGGCATCGGGGAGAGGCTGCGGGCAACGATGGCCCGCGGCTCGCTCGGCTTCCGGCCCGAGATCGCGTCGAGATACCAGCCGAGGAACGGCCGCGGCAGGACGCTCAGCGCCCGGTCCGCCTCGACGAGCGCCATCACGCGGTCGGCCGCGACAGGAACCGTCACCGCCAGGATCGCCGCCTCGACGACCTTCGCCGCGGCTGGCTTCGGCACCTGCGCCTCGAACCCGCGCCGCTCGAGCTCGGCTAGGAGCCGGCAGGTCTCCGGGAGCACGACCGGGCGCATCAGCTCGCGGTGCAGCGCGCCGAGGTCTCGCGGGGTCAGCGGGGCCGCCTCGCGCGCGCCCGCGGGAGAGAGAGCTTCTGGTTCTTCTTGTTCTACTGGTTCTCTCTCTGCGAGGTCCGTGCGAGGTCCGTGCGAGACCTGTGTTAGGCCTGTGTGAGACGCCGTGTCGTCTCGATCCGGAACATCCTGAAATCTAGCGTAATTTACCCACCTTAGGACGCGCGGACCCGTGCCGGGACCCGTGTTAGGGATCGGGTAGCGCTCGACGATCGTGGGTCCGTTGCCTCCGGCGCAGGTGTCGTCTGCCATGAGAGCCGCAAGGGTCGAGCGGACCACCGCGACGGAGGCGTTTGCCTCGACGGCGATGGTCTGAAGGGTGTGCGCGAACTCGCCCCGCTCAACGGCGTACCACTGGTCCCTCCAGCGAGCCTTGGCGGTCCTCCAGTTCGCCAAGAGGAGCATCGTGACGAACACGCCGCGTTGGTCGGCGCGCAGGCTGCGCCACAGGGCGGACGACTGCACCCGCCGCAGAAGCACGATGAAGCCGCGCTCGCGCGCCTCTACCGTCACCCTGCCCTCCTCGCCAGCTCCACCTCGGACTCGAACCCCGCCCCGCGGTACAGCGCCTCTCCGGCCGCGTCGGCCGGGCGCGCCAGGGGACCGGCCTTCGGCCACCGCGCAGCCGCGAAGGTCCAAGCTGCGCGCATGAGGGCGTCTCCCACCCCGCGCCGGCGGTGCCGGGGGTGGACGAAGACGGCGAGCAGGTAGCGGCAGCCCTTGAGCTCGGCGGCGGCCCAGCCCACCACGCGTGCCTCGTCGCGCACGGCCACCACCACCAAGGCGGCGCCGGGCCGGCGGCGGAGGAGGCTCCGCATGTGCCCGCCCGGCCGAGCCAGGCGCGCGAGCTCGCCCCCGCCGCGGGGGAAGAGGCTCAGCGGGAGAGGACCGTGCAGCCTGACGGTCATGCGGGCCTCCCGACCAGCTCGAGCTGGTCCTGGGTGGCGAGGTCTTCGGCCAGCGCCGTGCCCCAGAGCATCGGCGGGAGGTTCTCAGCGCGGCCGCGGTAGCCCTTCCGCCAGCAGAAGACGTCGCAGTCCGCCATGTCCCCGCCCTCGCCGGTGAAGGGGATCCGGGGCACCACGGTGGAGGTCCAGAGCAGCGGGCTGCGACGCCAGAAGGCCACCCGCTCCTTCGAGCCACGGAAGCTCTGGCGGAGGAGGAAGACCAGGTGCTCGCCTTCCCGGAGCAGCTCCAGGGCGGCCTCGACGTGGGCCTGGGCGCGGGAGAATGGAGGGTTCCCCAGGATGAGCACCGGGCCGGCCAGGGTCTCGCGCTGCAGGCGCACCGCCACCACCTGCCAGTCGCCCTCGATGAAGACGTCCGCGCCGGCGGCCAGGCACGCATCCCGGTGCGCCCCGTCGATGTCGGCGGCAATGACAGAGGCGCCGGGCCACACCTTGAGCGCCGCGGCGACGAAGCGCCCGGGCCCGGAGGAGGGCTCGATGATCGTCGCCGGCTCGATCCCCTGCGCCTTGGCGAGACGGCAGATCTCGAGCGCCGGCTCGGCTGGGGTCGCGTACAGGTCGAGCGGGGCCCTGGCCATCAGCGGCCACCTCGAGGTGAACGACCGGCGCGGCCGAGGTCCGCGGCCGCACCGGGCAGGAGGTTGTGGTTGGGCAGAGCAGCCAGGCTCTTCAGGCCTGCGCCCTGGTCCCGGTTCGTGGACTCGGACCTACCAGCGGGGGAAGGCGCGCTCCCCGTTGGTCCTGCAGCCCCCCGCGCCGGGGGCAGGCCCAGCGCGAGCGCCGGGTCGTTGAGGAAGGCCAGCGCCTGGTCGCGCGCCACGAGCTCGCGGCCGTGAAGCAGCCGGACCTCGAGCTCGTCGACCTGGTCGAGCAGCTCGGCGCCAAGGAGCCGCGGCCGAGCCGGCGCTGGCGAGCAGCTCGACACCAGGCCGGCGGCCAGCGCGCCGGCGAGGAAGATGGCCAGGGGAGTCGGCAGGTGGTCGCGCATGGTCAGGCCCTCGCCACTGGCCGACCACGGTTCAGCTGCAGGCGCCCGAGCACCGCCCGTAGCTCGTCGGGCGTGAGCCGCGCCTGGAACGACACCACCGCGAGCGGCTGCGGCAGGTCCGGGTCAGGGACGAGTGGAGCGGCCCGACGCCGGCGCCGCGCCGCGACCGTGGTCACCACCGCGACGACCACCGAGACGACGAACCACCCTCCTCCGACCGTGAGCGCGAGCATCAGGTGTCCTCCCCGTAGGCTTCTTCGATGACCGCTTCGCCCATCCGCCCGTGCTCGCGGAGCTTCGTCTCGAGCCGGGCGAGCTTCTCTTCCGTGGTGAGCTTCGGCTTCACTACCACCTCGCAGCCGACGAGCCGGGCCAGGCAGCGCAGGACGATCCCCTTCCTGTCGAGCCGGAGGACCGCGGCGAGGAGCTGCAGCACCGTCGAGGGCTCCGTCACGTCGAACGCTCGGTGAGCCGCGACCGCGTCCTTGCCGATGACGCCGCCGATGGTGGACAGCGAGAACCCGTTCTCCCGCATTGCCTCCCGCACCGCGGCGCTCACCAGGGCGGCCGCCTCGCGGCACTTTTCATCGGGCGAACCCAGCAGAACCTGGTCGTTTTCCACCATCGGCCGAGAGGGGTTTTCAACCGCGTTCAGTGCGGTTTTACACTGCGTTTCACTCGGGGTTGCTGGCAGCGTTTCAGCCATGAAGAAGCTCCTCGAGGTGGTTGCAGGGGTGCTAGGCCAGGTCGCCCGACGTGCCGCGACCACCGCGGCGAACCCAGTCGTCGAACGTGATCTCGCCGCCGGTGGCGTCGCGGAGCTTCGCGATGGAGTCGGGCCCGGGGCGCCGCTTCCCGGAGAGCCAGAGCGAGACCTGTGGGCCGGGAACGTGCGCCTTCTCGGCGAAGGCCTCCTGCGTGAGCCCGTGCTGCTTGAGGAACCGGCGGAGCTTCGCGCGTCCGTTCATGGCCTCCTTCCTAGCACTCGCTAGGTAGCACTCGCAAGGACTCCTAGCCAAAGGGTTCTCAAATGCCCGTAGTCTCAGTCAGAATGCCGCCCCGCGAGAACGTCGACCAGGAGACTCGGGAGCACGTCCGCGCCTGGCTATGGCACTACAAGCGCGCGCGGGGCTGGACGAACGAGCGGCTTGCCGACGAGCTCGGCATGAAGGAGCCGACCATCACCAACGTGCTCAACGCGAAGCGCACGGCCGGCCTCGACCTGGTGATCGCGATGCACCGGAAGCTGCACCGCAGCGCGGATGACCTGCTCGACACCTTCCCGAACGACTGGGATCCGAGCCACGCCAGTGGCAAGGGTGGATGATGCGTCGCGCCTGGTGGATACTCGGCTTTGCGCTCGCTTGCCGCCCGCGCGCGCCGCCGCCAGACGCTCTCGACGCTGCCGTCGACTCGGTCCTGGCCCAACGGTCGGCAGACCCCGCCGCGCGCAGGAAGGAACAGCAGGAGCGCGAGCGCTTCGCTGCCACCGTGAGCGTCGTGAAGATGCTCGACCTTCGCATGGCGCGCGGTGACAAGCTCTCTTCGCGCGACGAGGAGACGTGGGTTCACTCGGACGACCAGATCCGCGAGCGGCGCGCCGGCTTCATCGCCGCGTGCCGAGGCTGTGCGGACGCTGCCTCATGCGAGCGCGAGGCACGCGAGGTCCAGCTGCAGCCGGATGTCGCGCGGTACTGGAACGCCTGCCCGTAGCGGGATCCCCGCGTGATCACAGCGCGAACCGCTGATTGATTTAGGTCATCCGATACCGCTGTCCGCCCATTCAGGTAGGGTCCCCGCATGGCCCGATGCTCTGGGTCCGCAGCCGCCGCGCAGCGCGTGGCGCCCGAATCTGCGGGGGGAAGCAGCACCACCGAAGTTCGCAGGTCGCGGTTCGAGGACCTGCGCCGTCGAGAGGCGGAGTACGACCAGTCGCGACGACACGCCGCTGAGATAGGCGCGGCGGTAGCGCTCATCGACTTCGCGGACCTGGGGCTCGTCGAGGAGTACTCGAACCGCGTCGCGGCCGGCTACCGCCAGCTCGCGACCGCCGCGTGGGAACTCTCTCGAGCCCGCGGCGAGTTGGTCGAGTAGCGAAACCCTCGTGGTGTTCCTGGGTTCCACGATTCCGTCTCCTAGCACTTGCAACGTCATCTAGCACTCGCTAGGCTCCCCTCCGTTCGCAGCACGAGACGGAGGGGAGCGCGATGGCCACCAGCAAGAAGCCCCACCACCCGCAGCCCGCCTTCCAGGCGAAGGCGCGCTGCGTCGACTGCGGCCGCACCTGGACGGCGGCTCCCGGGGTCGACCTCCCCGAGTGCCCGTTCTGCGGCTCGTTCGGCGTCACCGCCGGCGCGCCGCGGCCGAACGGAGCCGTCCTCTTCGCTGGAGCGCACCGGTGAGCGCCGTCGGCCGCTACGGGACCATCGGCGGGGAGCACTGGTCCAGCACCAGCGTGCTCCGCGAGCTCGCCGAGATGGTCGAGCACTTCGACGCCGCCGGCGACGTCTTCCGCACCGAGTCCCTCATGTACCCGGCTGACCCGCCGGGCCCGTACGACACCACAGCCGAAGCCGCACTGGAGGTCTAGCCATGCCCACTGGACACGGCCACTCCTCGCCGCGCACGCCGACCTACCGGACCTGGATGCACATGGTCGAGCGCTGCACCAGCCAGCGGCACCACGCCTGGGAGAACTACGGCGGCCGCGGCATCACGGTGTGCGCACGGTGGCGCTCCTTCGAGAACTTTGTCGCCGACATGGGTGAGCGCCCGCCGCGCACGAGCCTCGACCGCATCGACAACGACCGGGGCTACGAGCCGAGCAACTGCCGGTGGGCCTCCGCTCCGGAGCAGCGTCGCAACACCCGCCAGAACGTCTACCTCGAGCACGCCGGCCTTCGGATGACGCAGACCGACTGGGCAGCGCGGCTCGGGATCACGAAGCAGGCGCTCCGCGGGCGACTGTCCCGGATGAGCGCCGCAGAAGCCCTGACCATGAAGCGAAAGGAGAGGTAGATGGCCACCACGAAGCTGGGACTCAGCGAGAAGCAGCAGGCGATGCGGATGCAGGGCATCGGCGCATCGGAGATCGCCGCCATCGTCGGCGCGCACCCGACCAAGAAGCCGATCGACGTGTGGCTCGAGAAGACCGGGCAGGCGGATCCCTTCGAGGGGAACAGCCTCACCGAGTTCGGCCACCGCATCGAGCGGGTCATCGGCGAGGCGTGGGCGGAGCGGCACCCCGGCCTCCGCGTCTACACCCCGGGCACCCTCCGCCACCCGGAGCACCCCATCGCGCTCGCGTCGCCGGACCGAGTCGTCGCGCCGGCCGGCCTGGGGCGCCCGCCCCGCGAGCAGTGGCTCTCCCTCTTGGAGATCAAGACCGTCTTCTTCTCCGCGAAGGAGTACGGCGAGGGTGAGGACGAGGTCCCGGAGCGCCACCTTCTCCAGGTCCAGTGGCAGGAGGAAGTCTGCAACGTCGAGGAGGCCGAGCTCGTCGCCCTGGTGAACGGCGACTACCGGCCGTACCCCATCCACCGAGACCGCGAACTCGGCGGGATGCTCATCGAGGCGGCCGAGCGCTTTTGGACGGACCACGTTGTCGCTGGCGTCCCGCCCGCGGTCGACGGCTCCGACTCCTACGGCGACTTCCTCTCGAAGCGCTTCGCCCGCGAGAAGGCGCCGCTCCTCCCGGCCACCCCGGAGGCCGCCGCGATGGCGAAGCGCCTTCGCGAGGCGCGCGCCGTCCTGAAGGCGGCCGAGGCGGAGGAGGCCCTCGCCGCGCAGCTCGTGAAGGCCGCCCTCGGCGAGGCGCTCGGGTTCGAGGGCCTCTGCACCTGGAAGGCGAACAAGGACGGGACGAAGTTCGACGTGGAGCACGCCGTCGAGGGCTTCCTCTGCCTCCTCGAGGAGGAGGGCTTCGGCCGCGAGCGGGCCCGCGCCCTGTGGGCCAAGGTCGTCCAGGACTTCACCACCACCAAGCCCGGCGCGCGGGTGCTCCGCCTCGCCGCGGCGCCGAAGGAGTAGCCCATGGCCAGCACCGGCATCGTTCCCGCCACCCCGCAGGCCCTCGCCCCTTCCGGCGAGACCGCCTCCACCGTCCTCGCCGCCCAGGCGAAGGCCCTCGTCTCCGCCCGGTTCGAGATCGCCCGCATCCAGCCGCGGGACCTGGACGTGGTCCGCTCCAGGCTCATGCGCGAGTGCCAGCGCCCCTCGTTCGCCGCGGTGGCCATCTACTACAAGCCGATCGGCGAGGGCGTCGAGGGCCCGAGCATCCGCTTCGCCGAGGCGGCCATCCAGGCGATGGGGAACCTCGCGATCGACACGCCCGCCATCTACGACGACGCCGAGAAGCGGATCCTGCGCGTCACCGTCTCCGACATGGAGACGAACGTCACCCACTCGAAGGACGTGACGATCCTGAAGCGCGTGGAGCGCACCTCTCTGCGCGACGGGCAGGTCCCGATCTCCTCGAGGACGAACAGCCGCAACCGGACCACCTACCTCGTGGCCGCCTCCGACGAAGAGATGCTCAACACCGAGAACGCCCTCGTCTCGAAGGCGCTTCGCACGACCGGCCTCCGGCTCGTCCCGGGCTGGCTCGTCGACGAGTGCATGACCGTGATCCGCGCCATCCGCGAGCGGACCGACGCGGCGGACCCGGATGCCGCGAAGAAGAAGCTGCTCGACGCCTTCCGCATGGTGGGGGTCTCGGTCGAGCAGCTGAAGGAGTGGCTCGGCCACGCCACCGACACGATGACGCCGGTGGAGATCGACGAGCTCCGCGGCATCGGCACCGCGATCAAGGACGGCGAGACGACCTGGCGCGAGGTCCTCGACGCGCGCTGGGAGCGGACCGTCGACGGGATGGCGCCGGACGCCGCGGCGACGCGCACCGCCGGCGTGAAGGAGAAGCTCAAGGCCGCCCGGGAGCGCGCCAACGCGCCCCGGCAGCCCGCCCCGGCCGCGACGCACCAGCCCGGCGACGACCCCGAGCCCGGTTCCGAAGGCTAACCCCGAACCCCGTCTCTCGGCGCCCTGCCTCGGCGCCTCGCCGGCACGGATCCCCCCCCCTCCGCCGGCTGGGAACGAGGCAGGGCCCGAGAGGTCGGGCCCTCCCCGGAGACCACCATGCCCAGACTCGTCGCCCCGGCCGCTGCGGCCGCCCCCCACGCCATCGTCGAACTCGTCCCGCTCACCCGGATCATCGAGAGCCCGACCAACCCCCGGAAGACCTTCACCGACATCGAGGACCTCGCCGAGGACCTGAAGAAGCGCGGCGTGCTGCAGCCCATCCTCTGCCGCCCGGCCGCCTCGCCGGAGGGGATGAACGGGAACCTCCTCGAGCTCGTCTTCGGGGCCCGCCGGTTCCGCGCCGCGAAGCTCGCCGGCCTCGAGGCCATCCCCGCCATGGTGCGCGAGCTCGGCGCCACCGAGGCGCTCGAGATCCAGATCGTCGAGAACTCGAAGCGGCAGGACGTCCACCCGATGGAGGAGGCGGAGGGGTTCGAGGCCCTCCGCCAGTCCGGTGAGGCCGAGTACTCCGTCGACGAGCTCGCCGCGAAGGTGGGCAAGTCCACCGGCTACGTTTACGGCCGGATGAAGCTGCTCTCCCTCTGCAAGGAGGCTCGGGCGGCGTTCTACAAGGGCCGGTTCACCGCCAGCTCGGCGCTGCTCGTCGCCCGGATCCCCGACCACGGCGTGCAGCGCCTGGTGCTGAAGGACCTCAGCGGTCGCGGCGGGGACGACGAGGCCTGGGGCAGCCACGAGGTGAGCTGGGCGGTGCGGAATCACATGCTCCGCCTCTCCGAGGCGCCGTTCTCGAAGGACGACGCGACGCTCGCACCCGGCGCCGGGCCCTGCAAGACCTGCCCGAAGAGGTCCGGCGCGCAGCCCGAACTCTTCGCCGACGTCTCGAAGCAGGACGGCGAGCTCTGCACCGACCCGAGCTGCTACCGGGCGAAGGCGGACGAGACCTGGAGCCGGCGCGCGAGCGCGCAGAAGGCGAAGGGGCTCGAGGTCCTCGAGGGCAAGGCTGCCAAGAAGGCCTGCTCCTACGCCAGCGAGTACGTGAAGCTCGACGAGAACTGCAGCCGCGACCCGAAGTACCGGCCCTGGAAGACGCTCGTCGGGAAGGTGGCCAAGGACCAGGTCGTCCTCGCCCGCGACGCGCAGGGCAACGTGCACGAGCTTGTCCCGAAGGCCGCGACGGCGAAGCTGCTGAAGGCGGCCGGGCACGACTTCAAGGTGGAGCGGTCGCCCAGCCGCGCGAGGAGCAGCTCCGTCGAAGTGAAGGCCTCCCGCGCGCTCGAGGACGCCGTCAGCAAGCGGATGGTGGCGAAGCTTCTCGAGGCGTGCCGCCGGAGCGTGAATGACGCCGGGACCTGGTACCTGGCCGCGGCCGAGATCGACCAGACGGACGACGGTGTCCTCGACGACCTGTACCCGCCGCCGGAGAAGGAGGACTACACCGCGAAGCTGAGGCGCCACCGCGAGATCCTCGCCAAGCTCGACAGCACCGAACTCCGCGCCCTGGCGCTGACCATGGTGCTCTCCGTCCACCTCCGGTACGGCGAGCTGCGCGACCAGATCCGCGAGCTCGCCGGCATCAACGAGAAGCAGCTCACCGCCGAGGTGAAGGCCGAGCTCGCCGCCAAGGCGAAGGCGCCGGCGGCCGAGCCGGCGAAGCCCACGAAGAAGAAGGGGGCGCGCCGTGGCTAGCGTCGTCCTCCGCATCGACCGCGCCGAGCTGGTGCGGATGGCCGCCCTCGAGGCCGCCCGCGGGCTCCTCGCCTCCCTCCTCAAGGCGGACCGCGCTCGCCGGCTGGCCCTGACCTTCCAGCTCGAACACGGCGAGGCCATCCAGTCCCTCCGCGACTGCCTCGCCGCCGAGCGGAAGGTCCGGTAGCCATGCGCGGCCTCGACGCCCACCACCTCTGTCGCCTCGCCGAGCTCGAGCAGCTCGTCGGCCACCGCTACCTGGGGTGGGGCCGGTCCGAGGCCGGCCTGGTCTTCGTCGACGTCCTCGAGGACGGCGTCCTCCTGGAGGACGTGAAGCCGAACGGCTCCGGCGTCGACCGCTTCACCGGCCAGACCCTGCACAGTGCGATCGGCGCGGCCCTCCGCGCGGCGAGGGGCGCATGAGCCCCGCCGCCCTCGCCGAGCTGGAGCCGTCAGGCCTGCGCCTCCTGCCCCCGCGGCCGGCGGTGCAGCGGAGCTGCCCCACCTGCCTGGCCAACCTCTTCGTCGAGCCCCATGACCCCGTCTGCGGCGAGGAGCTGGTCCGACGGCTGGGCGGCTCGCCGGGCGTCCAGCGGGCGGAAGAGGCCCTCGCGCGCGCCACGGCTCGGGCCCACGCCGCCTGGGTGGCGAGGGGGTGCCCGTGATCCGGCTCTGCACCGGGCTCCTGGCCGGCCGCGCCTGCCCTCGCCGGGTGATGAAGCCCCTCGGCCTCTGCGATCGCTGCCGCCCGGCCGCGCCGCGGCGGCTCGGCGCCCCGTCCAGCGCCGCCTACCAGCGCACCCGCCGCGCGCGGCTGGCCCGGGCTGGCCTCAGCCCGGCGATGGAGGGCGCATGAACCGCACCGAGCGCTGCGTCCGCCGCTTCGCCGACGCCGGCGACGAGGAAGCCCAGGCGATCGTGGCCGACTGGGACCGCGCGCCGGTGGTCAAGACGCCGATCGCCAGCGTCGCGCACGTCGACGCGCGGCGCGCTGGCGAGGCCTCGGACGCGCGCGCTGACCGGAAGGCGATCCGCGCCGAGGTCGCGCGGCGAGCGGGCGGGTGCTGCGAGGCCTGCGGCGCGCGCCGGGGCGCCGCCCTGCACTGGGACCACTTCTGGGGCCGGGCCCGGGAGGAGAGCGTCGAAGGCACCTGGATGCTCTGCCCCCTCTGCGACACCGAGAAGACCGAGAACCGGCCGAGCCGCGTGTGGTGGCTTCGCCGCTTCCGGCGCCACGTCCTGGACCGCGCCTACTCCGCCCAGGCGCTGAAGGTGGACCGCGCCCTGGCGCTCGAGCGCGCGCAGCACCCGGAGGCCACATGACCCACGGACACTCGTCGACGGACGGACAGGGAACGCCTTCTCCGACCTACGTTTCCTGGCAGTCGATGTGGGCTCGATGCGCTCGCAAGAAGCACCCGAAGTACTCGAACTACGGGGGCCGGGGGATCCGGGTCTGCGAACGCTGGCGCAGCTTCTCGGCATTCCTCGGCGACATGGGTCTCCGCCCCGACGGTATGACGCTGGACCGGATCGAGGCCTCGGGAAACTACGAGCCGGGGAACTGTCGCTGGGCGACGAACACGGAGCAGAACGGGCACCGCTCCAGCTGCGTGCTCCTCACCTTCCACGGCGACACCCGGACCATCGCGGAGTGGGGCCGACGCACCGGGATCGCAGCGAACACGATCCGGATGCGGCTGAAGTACGGCTGGAGCCCGGAGCGCGCGCTGTCCACCGACCCGCTCCCTCCCGCGAAGCGCCGCTACGGGGTTTCGCGGTGAGGCCCGGCGAGATCGCCACCTGCCGCGTGTGCGGCGCGCAGGCCCGCGCGACCTGGAGTGGGCAGGAGCGCCCTCACCAGGATGGCTGGCCGGTGCTCGTGACCTGGACCCATGGCCCGCACGAGCGCTGCCACGTGGTCACCACGGTGGAGCCACCCACCAGGTGCTCGTGGTGCAAGGAGAGGCAGGAGGCGCTCGGCCCCGACGCGCCCCCGCTGTACCGCCCCGCCGCCGGCGCCGAGCTCGCGCCCGAGGCGGCACTGCCTCCTCCGCCGCCGGCGACGCGCGGCCAGCTGAGCCTGCTCTGATGCCCTGCGAGCGCCTCCAGTTCCCCGACGGGGTGACCGGAATCGTGTGCAGCCGCTCGCGGCGCGTGCGCTGCGCCATCTGCGGCGAGCTCGGCGCCGGGGCGCTCTGCGACGGGCCGGCGCCGATCGGCTCGCGGCGGAAGTCCTGCGACCGCCCGCTCTGCACCCGCTGCGCAACGCACGTCGAGGGGAAGGACCTCGACTTCTGCCCGGAGCACCGCGATGGCCATCACCTTCCAGGACTCATTCACCGAGCTGATCCGCCGAGCGATCGCGCGCCTCGCCGCGCGGAAGGCCTTCCCGCGCACCTTCCGCCGGGACCAGGTCCTGGCGTGGCTGCAGGCGCGGCTCAGCCGGAGGACGCCGTGATCCCCTCGCGCGGTGGCCCCATGCGCCGGTTCGGCGAGGTCCTCCCCGCGGGCGACGACGCCCGTGCGGCCTGGGCTCTCTCCACGGCCCGCGCCCGCCACCCCGAGCTCCCGGAGCGGACCCCGGACGAGGAGACCCAGCAGCGGATGGCCGAGCTGCAGGCGCGCATCCGCGCCGCGGCAGCGCCGCGCGAGCCCGGGTGCGACGACGGCGACGAGACCCCGGCCTGGCGGCCGGTGCAGCACCAACCCGAAGGAGGAGAGCATGTCAACGACGGAAGGGCAGGCGATCGCGTACCAGGACACGGCCCCGACGCCGCCGGAGCCGCCCACGAAGACGGAGTACCCGGTCACAGAGGTGGACGCGAAAAGACTGGCGAACGACTTCGAGTTCCACCCGGTGAAGGGGGACCAGGCGGACCGCTACCAGGAGATCCGGACCCTGCAGCGCACCCTGGCGACGCTCATCCTGGCCAACTGCCCGCCGAGCAGGGAGCGCAGCGTGGCGCTCACGAA